GCTGTTGATGGTGGTTCACCAACAATATTTCCTTTCAATTCCAAAGTACCGACTATCAATGCTGTAGTTATAACAGCAGATGCTATTCACACAGATCATATGCAAGCAGGAACGATTCATGGGGATAGAATAACAGGCGGTACTATTGTAGTAGATCAAATAACTGCGGCTAGTATTTCTACTATTCAAGGAGGAGTATCAGCGGAAGATGTCGGGTTAGAAAACGTAGCAAATCAACGACAGATAACCACTTTTTATACAGCTTCAACCCCTAGTGCATTAGCTATTGGAGATATATGGTATGATACAGGTGATAACAATAAGTCATATAGGGCTAGTGCATTAGGTAATTCTAATTGGCAAGCAACTACTGTAGGTAAAGCTGGTATTGGTCTAGGAAATGTGGCAGATGAACGACAAGTAAATACTTTTAGGACAACTGAGCCTCCAAATGCTACTGCGATAGGCGATATATGGATTGACACGAATGATGGAAATAAGTCACACAGAGCAAGCGCTACTGGAACGGGTGGTTGGGAACCAATAACCGTAAGTAAAGCCGGTGTTGGTTTAGGTAATGTAGTAGATGAACGACAAATAACCACATTTAGACAGGATGATCCTCCTAGTGCATTAGCTATTGGAGATATATGGGTTGATCTAAATAATAACAATACTATGTATCGGGCTAATGCAACAGGTGTAGGTGGTTGGGAACCATATACTGTAGAGAAAGCCGGTATTGGTTTAGGATCAGTAGATAATTTAAGTGCTTCTGTTATTAGAGCGGGGACAACGGCTACAGATGTTGGACTAAGTAATGTTAGCAATGTGACTACTGACCAAATTCGGTCGGGAGTTTTGCCCACTCATGTTACTGATAATATGGAAGGAGTAACTATGTCCATCACCGGTAATATTTATAGCGGTTCAAAAACTACGTATTCAAGTAATACCGCAGGATGGTTTATAGGTTTTAATAGTGGTACGCCAGTAATGAATTTTGGATCGAGTTCAAGTCGGCTTCGTTGGACAGGGACAGACCTATTAGTTGAGGGAACATTAACGGGTTCAATTGGTAACTTTGGAAGCGTTACTTTAAATGCATCTGGATTGAATATTGGAACCGATATTATAATGAATACTAGCGGACTACAAATTAGTGGGGCTGATAATGGAGCCTTAAAATTTAGTGCTGGGAATGCGGGGAGTACTATTCACGGTAGATTACGCATTGATCCTAATAATAACGATACTTTTCTCTGGCAAGATGCTGCTAAAATGGATATGAATGGAATCGGTATTCAGAATGCGGGTTCCTTTCAAACCGCAAATAGCACATTTGTAAAAATGCCTGCTGGAACATCAAGTTCTGCCACTACTGTAGGAGTTAGAACTGGGGGTTCGGGTACTGTTAGTAGCCCATATACAGTTGCTTGGAGGGATTTATCGGGTGCTTTTTCGGTAAGTAACCATAACCATAGTGGGACATATGCTAACTACTCTCATGGAAGTCATGGTGGGGAAACAAATACAGATTCATTTAAATACTTCGCTGTTACTGGATTAAGTGCGGCGTATACAGTAGTCGCAAATAATTCTACAGATACAATAACCTTAACTGGTGGAACTAATATTGCTATTACAACAAATACTGGTACTGATACACTTATTTTTAACCATCCAGATTCTGATCATGGACAATTACACGCCCATTCAGGATTACTAGATCATGGACATACTGAGAGTTATAGTTTTAGTGCCTATGAGATTGATGTGACGTATATAGATAATGGATCAAGTGAGATTCACACTAAAGCAGATATAAATCCTTGGTATTCCAATTCTTACAATTTAGGATCGAGTTCTAAATATTACGATCATGTTTATTCAGATGATTTTGATAACGTGTCTGATGCGCGAATAAAAAATACTATTGTTGATCTGTCCAATGCAGATTCTCTAGCCTTCATCTCTAGTCTACGTCCTCGTAGCTTTAAAAAACATGAGGATACAGAAACTATTCATTATGGTTTAGTTGCACAAGAAGTTGAGGAAGCCTTAACAACTCTAGGCATAGATAAAACCAAATTTGGTTTTATTAATCTCCCTGAAACAGAGACTGTTATGGGGACTGATGAAGATGGAAATGAACAGGAACAACTTAACGTTCGTTCCTTAGTATATAATGAATTAATGGCTCCTTTAATTGGGGCCATTAAAGAATTAGAAGCACGTATTGTAACATTAGAAAGTGCCTAGACGTAAACTAACTACGAGAGAACGCATAAGAAAATTTCGTAGGAAAGACCCTTTGATGACCTCAACTGAAATTGGGCTACGGTTAGGATTAAATCCTAGAGGCATACGACGACACATTGCAGAAGATGAAGAACTCTTTTCTAGACCCCCAAAAATTAAAAATGTTTATTATTGTATGGTTTGTAATGAAGCAATAGATGGTAAACGTAAATTTTGCGACTCCAAATGCCGTTTTAAGTATTATCGTATCCTAGTCCATTGTTCGTATTGTCATATTCCTTTCTATAGAATACGTAATCAGATAATATTAAGTCATAGACGAGGTCATAAGAACATCTATTGTTCATACAAATGTCGAGATTGGGGTAGAAGAGAGATTAGAGAGGGCAAAATTGCCCTTGACAAACCTTTTGAAATATGATATACTTTGCTGGAAGGAAATAAATATAGAATTATCTATACATATAGATAATAATTATATATATAGGAGAAGAGATAATGGTATTAAATAGAAGTATGAATAAAGGAACAAGTATTAGTAGGAGACTGTTAGGAGATGTTTGGGCAGATATGAATAAGGTTTTTGATACAGGTATAACTGAAGGTGTTCTTCCTATGAATATTGTAGAGTATGATGAATCATATACAATTGATGTAGCAGTACCCGGTTATACTAGGGATGAGATGACAGTAAAAGTTGAAAATGGTAATCTTATAATTAAGGCTGAGAAAGAAAAGAACGAAGAAGAACCAGTAGGAAACTTCCTATATAGAGGAATTACATCATATAACTTTAATCGAACTCTCCCAAATATTGAAGATAAGTTTAAGGTTGACTGTACTAAGATTGTATCTAGTTATGAACAAGGTATTTTATCTATTACCCTCCCTAAAAAAATTAGTGCTTTACCACAAACAGTTGATATTCAGGTTAAGTAGTGGAGATTAACGACGAGTTAATTTTACAATGGGAACCTAAAATAGCACGAATGCTTTCTAAAACATTTGTTGAAGGTATGGATTGGGATGATCTAGCCCAAGAATTACGTATATCAATTATGAAAGCAGCACATGGTTTTGATGAAGATAGGGGTGTTATATTTCATACGTATTTGCATACAGCTATGGTAAATACGTTACGTACCTTAATTAATAAGGCGCAAAAATATGATACCCCTCTCAGTTTAGATACTATATATTACGAAGAAGAAACTTTATTAGATAGACTTGCTGAGTCTTTATCCTACGGAGTATCTGATGTCGATATGGAATTACAGGAACTTTTAGATTCGTTAGACTTGACATCTGATGAAAGACAGTATATAATACTTCGTATTGAAGGACTCACTATGGAAGAAATTTCCGAAGATGTACGCACGTCAGCATATAAATTAAAAGATGTATTACGAGAAAGATTGGAGTATTTGTTATATGCTGGGAGGTAAACGACCTAAGTTTGGTTTTACTAGACGAAGGCGCTTGACATCTGAAACGAAATCCTTTATAATTGTCGGTGTGAGAAAAAACGGCGAGATGCTCCATTATGGAGAGTATGATACATTTGAACAGGCAAAGGGAAGAATAGCAACTATAGAAGATACAGAACTAATGATTTCAATTTATACTGAATCTAATAGAACTGTGTATAGAGAGGAGAGATAAGGTAAGTATGGAAAGTTTTGATTTTATTGAATCGGGGGTAATATTCGGATTAAACACGAAAGACAACCTTAGAACATTTAGTAAGCACTCCGTGGATTTTTCAGTCCACGGGGATGCTTTTAGATTTCTCATAAATCATTTTGATACATATGGGGAGTTTCCAGTACAATCAGTTTTAACAGAGAATTTTCCAAGTCTTGATCCAGCGGCATACGCATTGAATTGGGATTATACAATTAAGACTTTTAATAACCAAATTCTTTATAGGAAGATGGTAGGGTTAATTAATTCTAATCGTGATTTAATTCACACAGAGCCTAAGCAAGCCATGTCAAAGATTATGTCTGGGCTTCAGGACTTGGAAATTTTACATGATGAAGACATAGTAAGCTATGGACGTAATGCTTCATCTAGATTTGATCAGTGGCGTAAGAGGCGGGAGCGTAGACAACTCGGTAAAGGCATAATGGGTATCCCAACCAGCTTCCCATCTGTTAATGCAACAGGTGTTGGTTGGTTACCGGGAGAATTGATCTCTGTATATGCTCGACCTACTGTTGGGAAGACGTGGTTATGCGTTCATGCAGCTGCGACAGCAGTCTCTAAGGGCTTTAGAACCTTGTTAATTTCAACTGAGATGCCTGTAGAAGCCATTAGTATGAGAACAGATGTGGTTCTAGCGAACATGGCAGGCTTTAATCTATCTCATCAGGCTCTTAGGGCAGGCGATCCAATAGATGAGGATGAGTATCAACACTTTTTGGACTCAATTCATGAGCAACAACTTCTAATTTGTGACCATATTGAAGGCGCAACGAGCATTTCGATTGAGAATATTGCGGGGTTGGTACGTAAACATAAACCAGACTTGGTAGTAATTGATGGTATTTACTTGGTTAATACTGGAATGGGGAATAGGAAGGCGATGTGGGAGCAATCCCATTCAGTTTTTTACGGTATGAAGAATTTGGCTCAGACTACTAACACCCCAATTTTCGTATCAACCCAAGCAAATCGAGATGCGGCTCATATGTATACGCCCCCTAGACCCGATCAAGTAGCGTTTGGAGATGCGTTAATAAGGGCTTCAGATGTAGCAATGGCTATGTCTTTAATGGAAGATGATGAAAGTAAACGAATCGTACAGTTTCAAAAATATAGAGATGGAGTTCTGCCTATAACTACTACTGCTATGACGTGGGATGTAGACATGGGAAGTATCCATGAGACAGCATTAGTGAACAATGAATTATATTAAGGAGATAAGAATGAGATTTTTTAGTCGAGATTGGAAAGCTAGTCTGGCATTTAAAAATATACTAGATGATAGGGTTATAGTAAAAACTGTTAAGAGCAAAGGCCCAAATGCTGAAATGCTTAATCTAACCGTTGGGGATATTAAACGCGGAAATATTACAGATACGGAGGGTTATGTTAATGATATAGTACTATTTTTGCGGAAAGGGAAGGAATAAGTGGATTGGGCTAATATTTTATTGGATATGGGTATAGATATACCTATAGATCAGGATGAAATTCAAATTCTTTGTCCATTTCATGCTGATTCTAGGGCTTCCTGCTCTTTAAATGTTGAAAAGGGTGTTTGGATATGTTATGCTGGTTGTGGACAAGGGAGTCTTAAATCCTTTGTGGGGATGTATCTTAATTGTTCTCCCGCCGATGTTGAGAAATATCTTCAGGAGAGAGGGATACAGATAGAATTATGCTTTTTTGAATCAGCAGATGCACCAAATACTGAATTAGTTGAGGTAGATATTCCTTATGAGAGGGGGTTGGTTCCTGAATGGATATTTGATAGAGGTTTTACTAAGAAAACATTGGAAGAATGGGCCTGTGGGACGGATATGTATAGGAATCTTGTTATTCCCATCCATAATTTAGAGAGTAAACCTGTTGGTTGGGTAACTCGACAATGGAATCGTCAGCCAAAATACTTATATTCTAAAGGATTGAAGAAATCTAGGGTCTTATTTGGGGGGAATAAGATAGAGAAGTGTAGCTTTGTTTGTATTACTGAAGGAACTTTAGATACTATGTGGTTAGATCAACATGGATTTAATTCTGTAGCATTATTAGGCGCACATATGTCTAAACAACAAGAAGACTTGTTAGTAAAGTTACCTACAGATGAGTTAGTTATATGCTTAGATAATGACGAAGCCGGGAAAATTGGCAAGGAGAAAATTAGCACTTGCATTTCCAAACGATTTGTGCTAACATATATCCAGTTGCCAGACAAATATAAAGATGTCCAAGAAATACGGGACATAGATGAATTGCAACAAATAATAAATAATAGAACATTTTGGTAAAAGGAGATTGTCTTATGAGTGGAATTAGTCGCATAGCACAGAAACAGGAGCGAGTACAGATAGGTGGAGGAGGAGTAACCCCCGGTAGGGAAGTATGGTTTAGGGATGGGGATCAAGCATTTCTATCCCCGGTATCTACAGGAGAGGATGGTGACGAT